CAACGGCACCGACAGCGCCGGGAGGAACGTGTCCACCCACCGGCTGTAGAACTCGATCACGTCGTCGTACGGCGGGGAGTCCCGCGTGACGATCATCTGATCGCCGTTGCTCGTGATGTTGATCGCCGCGCCGCCGGCCGACGCTGCAAGCTTGAACGTCGCGTTCGTCTGGCGAGAGACGTAGTAGACGGTGCCCTCAGCGAGAGGCGCTGACAGCGTCCCGCCTTCGACCGCTCGGACAGTGACCGTGTCGTCCGTCTCGAAGCCGTGACCGTCGAGCGTCAAGACATCGGTGGACGCGAGCGAGGACGCTACTAGGCGCCCCTCAAAGGTGATCGCACCGGCGGGGATCCACCGGTTTACGTCCCCTCTGCTGCAATACAGATCGCTCGCCATCCCTCAATGCCTCAACCCCGCACCCGTTTCCGGGGCGAGGTGAGGTCCTTCTGACTGCCAGTACCCTAGAGGACTGGCATGCCAGTTAGTTGCTACGCCCCGACGACCTTGCGAATAGCCTGCGGGAAGGCCAGCGCGAAGCCGTACCACACGTGAGAGGCAACCTTGATCTTGCCCGTGTTCTTGAAGAAGTCGCTGGACTCATCCCAGGTCCGGAGCTCGAGCGACGGATCAACCGTGTATCGCATCGAGATCCAAGGCGGCAGACCGGCCGAAGCGAGGAGCTTCGAGTCGACGAGATACCAGTCGTTCGCGTCCGTGAACTCAGGGACGTGGATGACGTTGAACTTGCCCGAATAGGGGTTCGTAACGCCGGCGCTGCCCGTGCCGTTCTCGAGCATGAGGTTCTGCGCGAGCAGGAACTTCAGCGGCTCATACTTCGCCGTGGGGACAAGAATCGTGTCGGGATCGACGCCGAGCTTGTCTCCGTTCTCGTCAAGCACGCCCTGCATGGCCGTCACTTCGGCCTTCAGATTTGCGATGCTAACGACGTCCGCCGCGACCGACTGATAGTTGCTCCAGGTCGTCGAGTCGGGATCGTTGAAGTTCGAGAGGTGAGAGGCGCTGAAGAAGTTCACGCCGTCGATCCCGTTCGGGTTCCCGACGCTGGCTCCCCAGACCGTGGACGCGCCGGCCTCAAGCAACGTAACAAGCGACTTGTTACGGTGCCGGGCCTCCGCGAGCTGCATACGCGCCGGGCCCTGGAGCCAGTTGCGGTAGGCAAACGCCTTCGTCGAGAGATCGAGCATGCGGGCCTCCACGCCCGCGTCGAACTCTTCCACCTTGATGTCGAACGACTTCTCGTCCAGCGAACGAAAGCGCGACTCGCCTTCCGTTTGCTGGTACTTGAGAGCGAAGTTAGAGATCGGAAACGTCACCATCGGCGACGAGACGGGGAAGAAGTCCCCGAGATCCGACCACGACGGCGGCGCGGCTGCACCGACCGAAGCGATATAGCGATCGTTGAACTCACGAATAGCGTCCTGCGAGGCCTTCGGGAGTTCGCTGATGGTGTAGAGCGGATTAGTCATCGTTGGTTCTCCGTTATTCCTGGTCCGCTCGTTACGAGGTCAGGATCTTGCGCTTGTAATTGAGGCGAACTGCGCCGAGCAGAAGCGCATCCGTAGTGTGCGCAGCCGGTACAAGCTGAATCGTGACGCACGTAGGCGAGTCCGGAATATCCGCAGCCGCGATCGTGGCGGTCGCCGTGTGGAAAGTGGCCGAGGCGCTGCCGGTCGCGGTATCCGCAACCTGCGCCCCCTTGTCCCACGAAGTGTTGACAGTGAAGGACGCTACGTCCGTAGTGCCAGAAGCCACGTAGAGATCGAGGGTAGCGTTAGCCGTCCCGTCGAAGTCCTGAGGGAGCGACATGTCAAAAGAGACGATGTCGTTGTTCGAGGCGACCCAAGCAATCTCCTCGCTCTCGTTGGCGTCCGCCCGGAGAATCGGCGTCGTATCGCTCGCGAGAACGCCACCGGCCGCAGCCACTGCGCCGACGTCGCCGCCGCTCGTGACTTCGCGGGCATCTCGAAGAGAGAAGAGCACGTGCGCTTTAGTGCTCTTGATGTGCTGATAAATCTCCTGCAGAGCCGCCTCAACATCTGCGGAAGCCGTGAAGGAGCCGGCATCGGCGATCGAGACGTCCGACGCAGCCGCGAGAGAATCGCCGAGGTTCGACATACCGACGAACACACGCACCGAGCCGTCCGGCTCCATGCCCATGAAACGCCCGGCAGCCTGCCGCGTGCTGCCCGCCGAGTTATCGCAGATCGTGTGATCGTCACTCGCGTACACGACTGAGAAGAGCTTGGTAGCTTCCGAGCAGGCATCGCCGCCCGAGCCGTTCGGCATGAGGTAGATCCCGCCGTAACGGACCTTGCAGCGGAGAGTGCCGTCCGAGCCGTCCGTGTTGTCTACTTCATGCGTGGCAACACCGATCGCCGCGCCGCTCGACGCGGTAGACGTCGGGACGAGCATCTGCGTCGCGTTCAGTTGCGAGACAAGCGTGCCCGCATAGATGTGCGTGCCACCGTCGACGGGGAGAACGACTTCTCGATCACCTTCGCCGTAGGGCTTGATTACACGGTTACTAGTAGAAATAGCCATGGCTTACCCTCGTCGACTCAGGTGGAAGAACCGCGGCGGGCTTTGAGCGCCGCGAACACTTTGGGATCGCACTTCGACTCCGCGCAGATCGCGAGCTCGCGAGCCGTGACTTCGATCTGCTTGCCTTCAACCATGAAGACCTGCGATCCCTCGGAGACTGCCGCCTGCGGAGGTTTCGGCGCCGAGTCGCTCGGAAGCTTGCCGCCACGCGCGGAGAGCAACGCCGCGACGCGCGCGTTCTGCTCGTCAAGCGGCTCCTCGAGAAGGCGCTTCGCAAGCTTGCCCTTCGCGCCCTTCGCGAACGACGCAAGCCCGGACGTGTGGGGGGTCTCCGCGCCGAGCTGCACGAGCTTCACCGCGTTCTCCTTACGGGCCGCGAGCTCGAGCGCCTCTCGCTCCTTCGCGAGCTTCGCCTGTTCCGCCTCAAGCGCGAGGTGCGACTTGCGCCAGATCTCGACCTCGTCGACGGCCGCCATTAGGGTCGCTTTGCCCGTCGTGCGGGACAGACGCGAGATCGCCGCGGCAACAGCCTCTTTATCCTCTGCGGGCTCCGCCTCAACTGCGGCGGACGCCTCTTCCGGCATGGGTGCCACCTCCGCCGCGGGCTCTTCGACCGCAGGCTCCTCCACCTCGGCGCCGGCTGCAGCCGCGACAAGGCTCTTGAGGATTTCTTTACACTTCTCCGCGTCGTCCGCGATCAGCGCGTCAAGGGCCTCTTGAATCAATTGACCGTCCATTTGGCCCCCGTCCGGAGTGATTGCATTGGTAACCTTCGACGCTGCCACGAGCGCCGGCGTGTGATGAGTTGCAGGCATTGCCACGATCGCGACATTGATCAGAGACGTGACGCGACCTGACGCAGTGTCGACGTTGAACGCTGGGGAGACGTAGCGCTGACGCTTCTCAAGCAAGCGCGCCGTGCCGTCGGGCGTCCAACGCACATTGATCGCCCACAAGGATCCGTCCTCGCGGAGTTCCAAGTTGCACCAGCCGCGCGCGTCCTTCGCCGTCGGATCGGGCGGAATCGCGGGCTCGAGCGACTGATGCTCGAGATCGATCATCAGATCTACGCCCCAGGTGGCGTAGGCCTTCATCGTCTCGGCTGCTGCCTCTTCATCGAAGAGGAAACGCCCGTTCTCCGTCTCATTCCAGCCGCGGACGAATAGGCGGAACTCCGTAGGGAGTTCGACGCCGTCGCCGACGGAGAGCGTTCGATATGAACGGGTGACGGTCACTCAAAGCAGTATGACCGCGGAATCTGAAATACCGAAAAGCGCTCTGTCGTTTTCGGTAGACCCCGGCTCGTCTGTCATGGTTGGCAACGATGGGGGCCCCCTCCAAACGCGCTAAGCGCACCCGCTCTGCCTCCGAGTTCAATCTCGATCTTCTGCAGCGCGGTGTTTCGACTCCTAAGGGGAGCGGGATCCCGCTGACGTCGTGGACGCTCTCGGACATCTTCAGTGCTAGGGACGCGCAGCTTCGCGGTGACTTCCACCGCCCGGCGAAGATGGCCGAAGCGATGCGCACCGATGATGCGCTAGCCGTCCCTTTCCGTAATCGTCTTGCGCCGTTGCAGTGCATCAAGGTTCGTTTGAAACCTGCGAAGGGTGCACGCGGCGCGTCTATCGCGAACGAGGCCGAGGGCCAATTCGGGCAGAAAGGCGTGGCCGTTCAAGCTGATACGCTCGCCAGCATTCACGAGTGCCTAGTCAATCACGA